GGCCTCAGAGTGATACACTGACGCCGTTTGCAGTTCAAGTAAGTACCCCGCATCGCGTGTGGGCGTGAGAAAACAATATGGCTAATACACCAGCATGGCAGCGCAAGGAAGGCAAGAATCCCAGTGGTGGTTTAAACGCCAAGGGCCGAGCCTCTGCCAAAAAACAAGGCATGAACCTGAAGCCCCCTCAACCCGAGGGCGGCAGCAGGCGCGACTCTTTCTGTGCAAGGATGTCTGGCATGAAGAAAAAACTGACCAGCGCCAAGACAGCAAACGATCCAAACAGCCGCATCAACAAAAGCCTGAGGGCGTGGAACTGCTGACATGGACCTAACTCTATGGAACGCTGCTCTGTCCCTAATCTCGGCCTTGATTCTGTTCTGGGTCAAGACATCAACGGACGAGGTCAAGCGCATTCAAATTCTTCTTAACCGCACCCGGGAGGAAATTGCGAAGGAGTATGTCACCAAAGCAGAGGTGCATACCGACATCAATCGCGTCTTGGATCGACTGGATCGGCTTGAGAAGAAGATTGATGACTTCATGAAAGAGCAAAGAAGTGCCCTCGGTTAGTCCCGAACAAAAGCGTTTGATGGATGCAGCGGCCCATAACCCTGCATTTGCCAAGAAGGTCGGCGTTCCTGTAAAGGTCGCCAAAGAGTTTAGTCAGGCCGATAAAGGTCGTAAATTTGCTGGAGGTGGTGAAATGAAAGAGTCCAAGAAGATGATGGGTAAAGAGATCTCCTTTATGAAAAAGAAGGGCGCTCCCAAGTCCATGATCAAACATGAGATGGCCGAAGCCGGCATGAAGAGTGGCAGCAAGGCCAAGGGCTACGCTTCCGGTGGCCTCGCCGGTGGCCACAAGGCTGCTGACGGCATTGCCCGCAAAGGCAAGACCCGTGGTATGCAAGTCAAAATGATGGGCGGCGGTAAGTGCTAAGAGGTGCATCATGAAACGATCTCCCAAGATTTTTACTGAAGAGATGGGGCAGCCTCCTATGGACCCAGAAGGCGGCTCTGTTCGTCCTTCTAAGCCCGTTGTTCCGGACATGAGTCAATACAAGCCTCGTCGTCCCAAAACAAAGGCAGAGGACGCCATTTCTTCTGAGCAAAAGAAGCAAATGCTTCAAAGCATTCAGGATGAAAAGGATCGTCAGAGGATCAAAGGCATGGGGTTTGCCAGTGGCGGCAAAGTTAGCTCTGCGTCTAAACGGGCAGATGGTTGCGTACAACGTGGTAAAACCCGAGGCGTGATGGTGTAGCCATGATGGCAAGTCGCGGCATGGGGGCCATCAATTCCTCAAAAATGCCCAAAGGTGTCGTCAAAAAACGCCGAGACAACACCGACTTCACTGAGTACGCAGAGGGCGGAAAAGTAAAGTCTAAGGTAAACGAAGCTGGCGTTTACACAAAGCCCGGTATGCGTAAGTCTTTGTTTGAGTCAATCAAATCTCGTGAGACTCAAGGCACAGGCGCAGGCCAATGGAGCGCCCGTAAGGCACAGCTTCTGGCCAAGCAGTACAAAGCCCGTGGCGGCGGTTACAAGTGACGAGAGGTATTCAAAATGCCAAAAGGTATTCGTAAGCCAATGGAAGAGATGCTGCTCGGTACTGAGGGCGGCAAAGGCGGTGGTGGCGGTGGAGTTGGCGGCACGAAATGGAGCAGCCTGCCTTCTTTTCGGGGCAATGCAAGCACTATGGATGACTTGCGGAAACTCACCAAAGACACTTCGCGTCTCAAAGGTGGCGCAAAAGCATCGGCAGACGAAGCCAAAACTAGAGCGGCAAAACGCACTGGTGTGCGGGCTGCTGGCGCTACCGCAGCGGCTGAAGGTGCCAGAACCGCTTTGAGCAGCAGCGAAGCAAAGAGCAAGCCGCAGCAGGATACGGAAGAAGAAAATTTCCAAGAAGTGCAGCGCATCCTTCGCAAAGTTGACGAAGACATTGAAGCTGAGAAGTACGCAAAGCCTGACAAATACAAAAGCGGCGGCGCAGTTTCGGCATCTAGGCGCGGAGATGGTATTGCTCAACGAGGCAAAACACGCGGCAAAATGGCATGAAAGACCCGCAGCAGTCGCTCAAGGACTGGGGCGCTCAAAAATGGCGCACTAAGTCTGGTAAGCCGTCTTCTAAGACGGGTGAGCGATATTTGCCTGAAAATGCCATCAAAGCTTTGACTCCAGCAGAATACGCAGCAACAACTCGCGCAAAACGGGCTGGCAAAAAAGCAGGCAAACAGTTTGTTGCTCAACCAAAGAACATTGCCAAAAAAACAGCGGGGTACAGATAAATGGCAACCACTGGTTCAACGGCATTTGATCTTGAGTTTACGGAGCTTGCTGAAGAAGCTTGGGAGCGGGCTGGGCGCGAGATGCGTACAGGTTATGACCTGCGTACTGCTCGCCGGTCAATGAATCTGATGACCATCGAGTGGCAGAACCGTGGTATCAACATGTGGACAATTGAGCAGGGTTCCTTCAACCTGACTCAAGGTCTAAGCACATACGCTCTGCCATTGGATACCATCGATCTGATGGAGCATGTCATCCGAACCGGCGGGAACAATCAGAGCACACAGGCTGATTTAAACATCACTCGCATCAGCGTTTCGACCTACGCCACAATTCCAAACAAGCTGACGCAAGCCCGACCGATTCAGGTCTGGGTTCAACGCATGTCGGGAGAGTTGTCTCCAGCCAATGCCACGCTCGTAGGAACGATCAATTCCTCGACGACAACCATTGTGCTCAGTTCCGTCTCAAGCCTGCCTTCCAGCGGTTTTATTCGGATTGATGACGAAGACATCTATTATGGATACATCACCGGGACAACACTTGGCGGCGTATTCAGGGGGCAGAACGGAACCACTCCAGTCAGCCACACTAATGGCGCTGTGGTCTACAACCCCAATCTGCCATGCATCACTGTGTGGCCTGTACCGGATAGTGTGACCCCATACACATTCGCTTATTGGCGTATGCGAAGGATTCAGGACACTGGTGCCGGCATCCAGACAAGTGATATGAACTTCCGTTTCCTGCCTTGTGTTGTTGCAGGATTGGCGTACTACATTGCCATGAAGGTGCCGGAGCTTATGCCCCGGATGGACATGTTGAAACAGGTCTATGACGAGCAGTTCAACCTCGCGGCAGGTGAAGATCGAGAGAAGGCCGCAGTGCGTTTCGTCCCTCGTCAGACATTCATTGGCGGATCGAGTTCGTAATGGGCAATAGGTTTGCAGCCGGCAAGAAGGCGATTGCCATGTGCGATCGTTGCGGGCAACAGTTTAAATTGAAGACTCTGAAAGAAGAGGTCATCAAGACAAAACGGTACAACTTGCTTGTCTGTAATGAGTGCTGGGATCCGGATCACCCGCAGCTTCAGTTGGGGATGTATCCTGTAGATGACCCTCAAGCCCTGAGGAATCCGAGGACAGACACAACTTATCGTCAAGCAGGTTTAAACCCTGTCGGATTTCCGACAGATGGTTCAAGGGTCATTCAGTGGGGTTGGAATCCGGTTGGCGGAGCTAGTGCAGACGATGCAGGATTAACGCCAAATTATTTGGTATTGACCGTACAGGTCGGTACAGTGACAATTGCAACAACTTAAGGAGTTGATCATGGACGCAAAGAAAGCAGTTCACAAGCATGAATCGCACATGCACCCCGGCAAAACGCCAACTAAATTTGCCAAAGGCGGTAAAACCAATCTGCAAATGAAGCAGCTTGGTCGTAATCTTGCCAAGGTTGCAAACCAGCAAAAACCTGTTCGTAGTGTTCGTAAAGCGGGGATTTAATCATGGCTTTTACGATGAAAAAAATGGGCAAAGAAGTTGGTCCTGCCAGCGTCTACGCCATCCCCCACACAATGGATGGCAAAAAAGGTGTTGACCTGAAAAACAGCGGTTATCAGGGCGGCACAAAAAATACACCCAACGATGTCAAAATGTCTGTTGGTAATTTGACTCGGGACAAGTATCCCGAGCCAAAGACAAGCGGCATCAAAATTCGCGGCACCGGAGCGGCCACAAAAGGCGTGATGGCTCGTGGCCCTATGGCGTGAGGTTTAAATGAATTACTCTGAACTTGTCACCGCTGTTCAAGATTACTGTGAGAACACATTTCTCACGGTAGATATGAACGCGATGATTCGTATCGCAGAGCAAAACATTTACAACACAGCCCAGCTTGCCAGTCTTAGAAAGAATATGACCGGCAATCTTTCTGTTGGCAACCCGTATCTTTCTGCGCCAAATGATTTTTTGTCGGTATATTCATTGGCCGCAATTAAGCCCAACGGTGAATATTTGTATCTTCTAAATAAAGATGTAAACTTTATTAGAGAAGCATACCCAAACCCCGGAACCTCATCCGTCAGTTCAAGAGGGTTGCCAAAGCACTATGCAATTTTTGGCCCTACATACGGCAGCCTAAATGAGTTGTCGTTTATTTTGGGACCAACGCCAGATCAGGCATATGGCGTAGAACTGCATTTTTATTATTTGCCAGAATCAATTGTTCAGGCAGCCATTAATCAAGTAACAATTTCTTCTGGCGGATCTGGATACGCCAATGGGACATATTTTAATGTCCCACTAACTGGGGGCAGTGGTTCATCGGCAACGGCTAATATTATTGTTTCTGGCAACGCCGTCACATCAGTTACTATTTCAAAGAGTGGTTGTTTTTATGCTGTAAACAATTCACTTAGCGCAAACAATTCCAACTTGGGCAACTCGGGAAGCGGGTTTGTTCTTACAGTAAACAGTGTTTTCAATTCAACAGGAACCACTTGGCTTGGCGACAATTTTGAAACGGCATTGTTTAATGGCGTCATGGTTGAGGCCATTAGGTTTATGAAGGGTGATCCTGATCTTGTGCAACTCTATGATCAGCAGTACAAGCAATCCATCAGTCTTCTCAAGAATCTTGGCGACGGCAAGCAGCGCATGGATGCTTATCGTGATGGTCAAGTAAGAAATCCGGTGGTTTAAATGGCAATAGTCCAAACAGCCACAAACACGTTTAAAACGCAGTTGCTTAATGGTGGATTTAATTTCACCTCAGACACGTTTTACATTGCTTTGTATACTGCAAATGCAAATTTAAACGAAAACACAACTGCGTATACATCTGAAAATGAAGTTGTGGCATCCGGGTATGCTCCCCAGCCTTTGACAGTATCTATAACGCCCACATCCAGTAACGATGTGTCTTATATTTCATTTAACAATGTATCTTGGAACGCAGCCATCACGGCCCGTGGTGCTTTGATTTACAAAGCAGGCGATAACGGTGCTGTTTGTGTTTTAGATTTTGGATCTGACAAAACATCCACCTCCACATTTCAAGTGCAGTTTCCTGCTGCAAGCAGTAACTCCGCAATCATTCGCATCAATTAAGGAGCAATTATGTCCAAAGAATTTTCAAATTTTGGCGATCACGCAAAAGTTACCATGCAATCCAACGTCACGGGCAACGAGTCCGTTGGCATTGAAGGCCACTACCATGTGGTCTGCCGAGATGCTGACGGCAACATCAAATGGGAAGATGAGTTTCCCAATCTGGTCAACGAAGGCGGCAAGCAATTGATGCTTGATACGTTGCTTCGCACTTCTGGCACCTACACCACTGTTGGCCCGTTTCTGGGCCTGATTTCTGGTGCTAGCCCGACCTTTGCCGCCGCTGACACCATGACCTCTCATGGCGGATGGACTGAGTTCATCAACTACACCGTTGGTGGTTCTGCTGTTCGCGGCACGGCTGTATTTACTGCTTCTACATCGACTGGAACCACGCCGTCGAATGTGACTACTTGCGCTGCTGCGGCTATCACCTACACCATCACTGGTGCGGGCGGCACGGTGGGTGGCTGCTTCTTGGTGACCGGCGCTGGCGCTGTCAGTACTCAAAGCAGCACGGCAGGTACTCTGTATAGCGCAGGCGCATTTGCCACTGCCAAAGTAACCACCGCAGGCGACACTGTAAGCGTTACCTACAGCACCACTGCAACTTCTTAAAGGAGTCTTAAATGGCTCTGGTCCTTGCAAACCGTGTCCAAGAGACGGCCACGGCGAATACTACCGTAAGCTTCACTCTTACGGGTGCGGTGCCGGGGTTCCAATCGTTTGCCGTTATCGGCAATACAAACACAACCTACTACTCGGCCACTGACGCTTCTGGCAATTGGGAGGTGGGCGTTGGCACATACTCCACAACTGGGCCGACGCTGGACCGCACTACGGTTTACGCTTCCAGCAACTCTGGTAACGCGGTGACCTTCTCGGGCGCTGTAAACGTCTTTGTGACGTACCCGTCTGGCCGGTCAGTTAATTTAAATGAAACCGGCAATGTCTCTGCGCTGGGCACAGTATCCTCTGGCACATGGCAGGGATCGACTATCGGTGTGGCTTATGGCGGAACGGGCGTAACGGCTTCTTCCGGGGCCAACTCTGTTGTGCTGCGCGATGCCAATGAAAACATCACAGTAAACCGCCTCAATCAAGGTTTGCAAAACATTACCGCTTCTGGCGGCACAACGACGCTGACGGCGGCGTCAGACTTTAATCAGTTGTTGACGGGCACTGGAAACCACACATTCAGATTGCCTGATGCAACCACACTGACCGACACCACGGCGTTTCAGTTCAACAACGCCGCTACCGGAACGCTGACCATCCAGAACAATGCTGGCACAACTGTTGGCACTGTTACGACGGGCGGGGCGGCTAATGCAGTTCTCATATCAAATGCCACTGTTGGTGGCACATGGGAATTCCACGGCTACTTGCCTGAAGGTGTCACATGGGGCACCAATGCTCTTGATTTGGGCACAACCGTTATTTCAAACGGCACATGGCAAGGCGGCACAATTCAGTCTGGCTACGGTGGTACAGGCCTGACCACGTTTGCAGGCGCAAACAACGCCCTGTACTCTACAAGCGCATCTGCTCTTGTAGCTGGCACCCTGCCTGTTGCTGCGGGCGGCACCGGCAATACCACGGGGCAAGCTGCTTCCGTGGCCAACGCCGTCACGTTCAACGACGGCGGCTCTGGCGGCGCGTCAGGCTCGACCTTCAACGGTTCGGGTGCCCTGACTGTCAGCTACAACACCGTTGGAGCACCCAGCACTGGAGGTGCAAACGCCAGTGGCACTTGGGGCATCAGCATTTCGGGTAATGCTGCGACTGCAACCACTGCTACGACGGCCACCACCGCCACCAATCAAAGCGGTGGCACGGTAAGCGCGACGACGGGGTCTTTTACAAGCAACTTGACCTCTAATTTTGGGTACTCAAACCAAGACAACGCCCTGCGCATCTTTGCCCCGGGCGGCGCGTCTTATGCAACTACCGCCAGCACCGTTACGGGGGCCATTAAGGTAAGAATACCGGCAGCCGCAAGGGGCTCCAATACCATGATCTCATTTAAGGTCAAGGTATATCAGTACAGTGCCGGCTTGTCTGGTGAGTTTCAGATAAGCGGCTACAACTATAGCGACGTTGCGTTCACTTGGTATAACATAACTGCCACCAGTCTGTCGCAGTCACTCCCTGACCTTACTGTCCGGTTTGGCGATGATGGTACTTCTCAGTGTGTATACATTGGAGAACTTGCCTCGACATGGTCATATCCACAGGTAGTCGTCACCGACTTGATTGCGGGATATAGCGGCTATACCACAGCACTGTGGGCCTCGGGCTGGTCAGTTAGTTTCGAGTCATCGGCATTCGCTGGCGTTACAAACTCCACCGTCGCACAGAGAACAATAAACACCGCCAACTACACCAGCTACTCGCCCACCCTGACGGGCGGCGGTGCTTCGGGCACTTGGGGCATCAGCATTTCGGGTAATGCTGCGACTGCAACCACTGCAACCACTGCTACTACGGCCACCACTGCCGACGCTCTGAATGCTGGAAACAACTACACCGGCAACCAATTTACGGCCAGCGGTTCAAACGGGTATTTCTTTGCAAACAGAAGTGCAATAGCCAACCAAGCAGGTATTCAATTTCAAACTGCTGGGACTACTAACTGGTATAATTATTTAGACAATAGCACTAACACACTTGCTTGGTATCAAACGAATACCAACACGCAGGTGATGACGCTCACCCAAGCGGGCGTCCTTAACGTTGTTGGCACAGTTACAGGCATCAATTTTGCTGACGCCATTGGCACATACAACGTCAATCTCGGCTCTGGCGGCACTGAGGGACGCGGTGCAGTTGCGGGTTACAGTGGTGGTTCGTATGGCGGTATTGGCTACAATGTTCGGCACACTACGACCAGCGGCCAATACATTGCCCCATCTGGCGATACATCCAACTACCTGCTGTTCAATCAAGGATTTATCTTCCTTGGCGCAGGTTCAGGATCGGCAGGGCGCACACTTTCCTATACGACACTTGCAACCATTAACGCCTCCGGCAACTTCGGTCTGGGGGTGACGCCGAGTGCGTGGAGTAGTTCTGTTGCCACACAGGTTGGCTACGGTGCGGCACTCTCTAGCCGTTCTGCTGGCAATACCGCTAGCGACGTGACGCACGGTGCTTACTGGAACGGCACGAACTGGCTATACCAACATGGCAGTGTTGGGGCGGCGCGGTATCAAATGACCGGCGCAAATGGAGGTAGCACTCACGCATGGTTTGTTTCAGCAGGTGGCACAGCAAATACCGCCATCACCTTCACCGAACGAATGTACCTAGACTCTTCGGGTCTGGGGGTCTATGGCGCACAAGCCTCAAGTGCCGGTCGATTGAGTGTCTCCACCAGCGGTGGCTCAAGTGGAAATTCTGCTTACTTTACCCACTTCGACGGCTCACAAAACATATATCTGCAAGTTCAGCACAGTTCCGACGGTATAAAACTATTCAACTCTTCCGCCGGAAGTTCTTCCAACAATTTAATTTTTGGTAATGGCACAACGTCGGAGACAATGCGTATTAGCGGTCCCGGCAACCTGTCAATGGCTGCTTCTGGGGCAATCACAAGCTCTCGCATAAACCCTCGGGCGTCGTCGTCAGCATCCCCGGCTACTCTCACGCCAGACATCCAAGCTGCTGACCAATACGGCGTCACAGCCTTGGCCAACGCGCTTACGATCAATGCCCCCGCAGGAACTCCTGTGGATGGCAACAAGCTGCTGTTCAGGATTCTCGACAACGGTACTGCCCGAGCTATCACTTGGAATGCCACCTACACCGTGATTGGCACCACTTTGCCGACCACCACAACGGCAAACAAAACAACGTATGTTGGATGTGTGTACAACGCCAACAACACCCGTTGGGATGTGGTCGCCGTAACCACCCAAGCATAAGGGGTCAATATGGCGGATAGATACTGGGTGGGCGGTACAGCAGCATGGGACGCTACTGCGGGTACTAAATGGGCGCTGACTTCTGGTGGTGCTGGGGGGCAAGCCATTCCTACTCTTGCTGATGATGTATTTTTTGATGGCGCTTCTGGTGCTGTAACTTGTACCATAAGCTCTGGCCTGCCTAGTGGTGCTGCGGCCAAATCAATTACTTGCACTGGGTTTACTGGAACTTTGGCGGGTACTGCGATACTCGGCGTGGCTGGCTCTATTACGCTTGTAGCGGGTATGACTTTTTCGTACACGGGCATTCTCACAATTAGCGGTACTGCCACGGTAACAAGTGCTGGTAAAACGTTTGGCTCCATCTCAATTAACGGTACTGGAATTACTGTTACGCTTGCGGATGCAATGACGCTGGGTACAACAAGTACGTTGACACTAACTGCCGGTACGCTTGCTCTTGCAGGCTTCACTCTAAGCACTGGCACTTTTAGTTCCAGCAATTCAAACACCCGCGCAATTTCATTTAGTACAGGTAATATTGCAATTACCAACTCACTTGGTGTGGGTACAAACTTAAGCATGGCAACAGCCACGGGATTTACTTGGACTGGCACGGGTGGCTTTACAAGAAATAACACTAACAGCACCACGCTTAATTTTGGAAGCACCGCCGGTGGAACTGTTTCTAATGCCCCAAACTTAACAGTTACTGGCGGTCCAAGCTCATTGACAATTACAAGTGGAAGTTACTTTAAGAATGTAATTTTTACAGGCAGTACAAGTACGGTGACTGCCAGCGGCTTAAACATTGCTGGAAATTTAACCCTTGCCACTGGAGGAGCGTATACGGCTGTTTTTCCAACATTCCTTGCGTCAGCAACAGTTACAAGCAACGGTAAGACGCTTGGCAGTACAACGGTCAACGGCTCAGGTATTACCGTCACGCTTGCTGATGCAATGACGACTGGGACATCTAGCACATTTACCCTTACTCAAGGGACTCTTAATCTTGCAGGCTTTACTCTAAGCACTGGTATCTTTTCCTCCTCTGGAACATCCACCCGAGCAATTTCATTTGGCGCTGGCAACATTGCGCTCACCAGCACAACTGCCTCAACGACCGTGTTGGCAATGGCAATTTCTACCAACTTTACATTTACGGGTACAGGGGGTTTTACTCGCAATATGGCAGCTACAGCAACTGTGGCTTTTGGCACCCAGCCGGGCGGCACAGTATCAAACGCCCCTAACCTAACAGTCAATGCTGGCGCATCGGCGCTTACGATTACCAGCGGAAGTTTCTTTAAAGACTTGATCTTTACAGGCAGTACAAGTACGGTGACTGCCAGCAACGTAACAATAGGGGGTAATTTGACGCTTGCTTCTGGTGGAACGTATACAGCCGTTGTGCCAACATTCCGTGCGTCAGGAACAATTACAAGCGCAGGCAGAGCACTTGGTGCCACCACAATCAACGGCTCTGGTATCACGGTCACACTTGCTGATGCATTGCAGCTTGGTTCCAGTGGAACGGGCACTCTTACTCTGACAGAAGGAGCGTTTAACGCTGCCGGTTTCAATGTATCTATAGGAACTTTCAGTTCAAGCAATACCAATACTAGGACGCTTAGTATGGGGTCTGGAACTTGGACTATTTATACAACCGGCGTTCCCGGTGCTACGGTGTGGAACATAGCGACTTCCACCAATATGACATTAAACCCAAGCACCTCAACAATAAACCTCAACATATTTGGGTCGTCGTCGCCGTATGTGTTTAGTGGGGGCGGGCTGACATACTACAACCTTAGCCTTTCAAGGGCAGATGCTTTTTCAGGAAGCACGGCAAGAATTGTTGGCTCCAACACATTCAACAACATTACGAATACTTCTCAGCCTCTTACATTTCAACTCACGGCGGGTACAACTCAAACGGTGTCTAATTTTGGCCTGTCGGGCACCGCAGGCAACTTGGTCACAATCAATAGCACGACCGGGGGATCACAGGCAACATTATCAAAGGCTTCCGGCACAGTCAACGCGCAGTACCTGTCGATTCAGGATAGTATCGCAACGGGTGGGGCCACATGGAACTCTTTGCTCACAAGCGGAAATGTGAATAACGGCAACAACACCGGGTGGTTTTTCGGTGCTGTTGCAGCAACCGGCAATATGTTTTTGATGTTTAATTAACCACCATGTTTGGAATATCAAGCTTCGCCCAAACACCGTTTGCCTCCCTTGCGGGGACGGCAAGTGCGTTGTCTATTGTGGAGGGCATTCAGCTTGGTGACGCCAGCACACAAATATCAGCTTTCCTGATAAGCCAAACAGAGCCGTTCACAGTAGACGAGGTTGATGCAACGGCGGGTGATTTTTTTGGCAGCGTGATTGAAAACTTAAACGCCGCTGATGCGGCCACGGTGCTGGCTGCTTTCCTTGCATCAGCCACTGAAAACTCTTCCCTAGCCGACATCCCAATCATCGCGGCACAGTTTGCACAGTCCGTCGCTGAAAACAGTGCGCTGGCTGACGCCCAAGAAGTTTATTCAGAGTTCCTGCAAACCCGCACGGAAGGCTTCACGATAGACGATTCCAGCGCCCAGCAGTCAGCGTTTGTGCAGTCTATTACTGAAGACAGCCAAATGGCGGATGCGCCAACAATCTTGGCTCAGTTTGCCCAATCTATATCAGAGGACATGACGCTTGAAGACATTGAAGATATTGCAGCGCAGTTTGTTCAGGCAGTCACCGAAGGCACCACAGTAGCAGACTTGATCGAAATCATTCAGATGTTCTTTGAAACAGTCACAGAGAACCTGAACAGCGCCGATGCAAACACAGCCATACAAGGCTTCTTCTTTACCGTAGCTGAAAACCTGAATAGCGCAGATGCGGCAACAGTGCTGGCAGCGTTTCAAACAGCAATTACAGAAAATATAAACTTGGCAGATAACTTTGATGTTTCGGGCTGGATAAGAATTATTGACTCTCAGGCTGTTGTCTGGACTGATGTAAGCGTTGGTCAAAATCCGGGTTGGGCAGGTGTAAACGATGCTCAAACATCTAACTGGCAAAACATAAACAATTTACAATGAGTGTTGGGTCAGCCCAAGCACAGGAGATTTAAATGGCATCCACACCGCTTCTTGGACTATCACTGCCAGCAGACGGCACCACAAACTGGGGTGCATTGGTAAACACGAGCATCACGGCGCTGTTGGATTCGGCTATTGCTGGTACAACAATCTTGTCGTCTGATGCAGATGTAACGCTGACCACCACGGCCGAGGCATCAAACCAAGCAAGGCAGGTTGTACTGCTATGCACTGGATCTAGAGCAACAGTACGCAACATCACTGCACCAGCACAAAGCAAAACCTATGTTGTGATTAATAACACAGTAGGCGGCTTTGGAGTGACTATTCGTGGCGTTGGACCTACCACTGGCGTAACAGTTCCAAGCGGCAAGACTTTCATGGTTGCGTGGAATGGCAGCGACTTTGCATTGGTGAGTACAGAGATCGCCAAACGAGTTGTATCCACGGCATCGGCGACATCTGTTACGCCCAACTCCGATACCACAGATATCTTGATACAGGCAAACACAGAACCTATTGGAACGTTGACCATCAATGCTCCAACGGGTTCACCAGTCAATGGGCAAACATTCGTGTTTCGACTGAGCAGCACAGCCGTTCAGACGTTTGCTTGGAACGCAATCTATCAAGGATCCACTGATAGTCCATTGCCTTCTGCTTCATCTGGAGCAAGCAAGACAGACTACATGGGATTTATCTACAACACATCAAACAGCAAGTGGCAGATGCTGGCCAAGAACTTTGGCTTCTAATTGGAGGCACCGTGGCTACATACTATTGGGTTGGTGGAAACGGCACTTGGGATACCGTAAGCACAGCAAACTGGTCTTTGACATCAGGTGGTGCTGGAGGCGCAGGTGTTCCAACAACTGTTGATGATGTAGTGTTTGACGGCCTATCTGGCACCGCGCTCAATACGGTAACGATAGATGCTGCTGTCTGTGCAAATTTTCTTTCCACTGTTGTTGCAGCAATAAACTTTAATGGCGCAGGTAGTAGCCTAGAGGTTTACGGCTCTTTCATAATGCTGGCAACTCCGTCGTCTGGATCTTTTAATGTTGATTTTTTAAATGTTAGGGTATCTGTTGCCACAGGTACTGTTTTTGAAAGTGTATCAAGTTTTACTGGGGCGACGTTTCGCATCAGCAATAACATTGGCTCCCAAGCTACGGTTTCTTTAAATTCAAACATAACATGTAATCAATTTCAACTCACTGGAGCCAGTCTTGTTCCGTCTGGGACATACAGCATCAACTGCATAAACTGTGAGATAGGACCGTTTGGCCCAGCATACACAAAAATTCTCGGCAGTAATTTGTCCAATCTGACGATAAACATTACTCCAACAGTTGTTAGTACAATTTCTTTTAGTTGTCAGTGGGCAGGAGTAAATGACGAGCTTAGAAATGTTTTTGTGACAATAAACGGTGGTGTTTCTTCTGATATTGACACACTTGGTAATGCCGCTTATGCAACAAGTTTTAATTTAACACTAAATGGCACAACAATATCGCAGGCCAGTATACAAAGTGGGCTTAACAATTTAACTTTATTGAGTGGTGCAATAGTTAAATTTAACAACACAGTTGCTGTGTTTGGAAATGTTTCTATTAGTTCTACTTCGACACTGGATCAAGACAGTGTTTTCTATCCCGGCCCTTGGCGGTTTGAGGTGCGGAAAAAAACAGGCAGCCCGAACGTGGCCCGAACCATAACCAACTCGGGGTCTTGGTTCGGCATAGGTGTTCGAAACTTGTTGTCGGCGGGCACAGACACTCTGAGTATCAATGGGTCTTTCGGCTCCGCCCTAAAACCAATCGAAAGTTTTTTGCCCGGCGCATCGACTGTTGGCGCCGGCACCATCTATGCCGACACGGTGACGCTTGCCACGGGCGTTGTTTTGACAAACAACGTGTTCAATGTTCCGACTACGTTCACAATTGCCGTCGGTGCTATTGTTACGGGCAACTTCACAGTCAACAGCCCTTCTACGATTAACGCAAACGGCGGGACAATACCAATACTAAACATTGCGGAAACTACGGTTACCGTGGTTACAAACGTAACTGCTGGCACTATGTCTATCACTAGAACACTTGCCGGAACGCTTACGTTTCAAGTGCAAAACGGATCAACAGTGACGGTTTCTGGGTCTTGTACGATTGCAGGTACATCTCCCACAGCAAACGTGGTTTTGAAAGCGTACGATTTTTTTGTAACGCCAGTACCTTGGTACATCTCCAAAGCATCTGGTACTGTGAACGCACAATTTACAACTATTAGCTACTCGAACGCAATTGGTGGTGCTTCATTCCAAGCGTTGGAAATAAATGGCTGTGTAGACGGGGGCAACAACACAGGGTGGATATTTAAGGCAACAACTGGCAATTTCTTTTTGTTTTTGTAATGGAGTAGGTATGGACAAAACAGAAATCACACTACTTAAAGCGCAAGCCCAGATTGAGCTTGATAGGCTAGAGGCTCAAGCTTCGGCCCGTGATGTTGCGTCCAAGGCTATTGGAAAAGATGCGCTTTTTTGGATTTTTGCTTTGGTGTTGGTTGGTGTAGCATCATCTGCGTTCCTGCCAAACGAGGCTTTGCCTGCGGTCATTGGACTGGTTGCCACGGCTACGATGGCTTTGATCCAGATGGTGAACGGTATCGTGAATGAAGCAAAGAAAGAAGAAAAACCTGAAATCACAATTATTAAGAACTTAATTGAGCGGCTGTCTGAACGTGAACAGCCTATGTCTGTTGAGGTTGGCGCAGGAGGTCGTGTTACCGTTACAAAAGGTGCTGATCGCAGCGTTATTGATTCCGCCGTAGTTGGTGGCACTGATTAAGGAGTACACATGCTTTCTCTTATTTCCACCCTCGGCGGCTTGCTAATCAGCGGCCTGCCCAAACTGCTTGAGTTCTTCCAGAACAAGGCAGACCAGAAGCACGAGCTTGCACTGGCCCGGATGCAGAATGAGCGTGAGCTTGCTTTGGCCGCTCAGGGGTATGCCGCCCAGCAGAAGATCGAGGAAATCCGCACCGATCAGGTTGCAATGCAGACCGAGGCGCAGATGACCGAGGCTGCGCTCAAGCACGACGAGCAAGTGCTGGAGAAGGCCCACAAGTGGGTGGCATCCTACGTCGGCACTGTGCGCCCAACGGTGACCTACATCTTCGTGATCGAGCTTGTGCTGATCAACGCCTTCATGGCGATATACCTGTGGAACCACCCCAACTTGATCACCAGCATCGACGATGTGGTCAAGTACAGCAGCCTGATCTTCTCCAGCGATGAAATGGCAATGCTGGGCGGGATCATCGGCTTCTGGTTCGGATCTCGCCAGTGGAGCAAGAGGTGAAACTGAGCAAAGCAGGAATTGCTCTGATGCACAAGTACGAGGGGTACAGAAACCGCCCGTACCTGTGCCCAGCGCACATCTGGACGATTGGCTATGGCCATGTGCTGTACCAAGAGCAGATTCGCCTGCCGATGTTCAGGCCAGAAGGCAAGACCAAGGCCGACATCCCCATGATCCGCAGTGAGTACCCGCTCAAACCGGAGGATAATCGTGTCTGGAGCAAGCAGGAAACGGATAATCTCTTCGCGGCTGATGTCGCGTCTTTTGAACGTGGTGTTCTTCGACTTGTTCCCGGCAGTGTTGGCAGTC